ACCGATCGGCGTACCGCTCGACTCGACGACCTGCCCTACGCCCGAGGATATATCCCGGGGAGTAAAGGTGTGGTCGGCAGGAGTCGGGGCCCGGTCCGTAAGGACCATAGGCTGCAGTTGGGGCATTATTGTTCCCTTCTGAGAGAGTGGATATGAGGTTATCTCATTCCAAGTACTAAGGCACCAGCCTCAGCAATGTGGGTGGTTGAAAGGGGCGACTTGAAGGCCAACGATGGGACTGGAAAGCTCCCATAAGTTGATCTTCCAAAAGTCTTTGATTCGATTTTACCAGTTAAGGTATCCGAATTTGGAGACTCATACCAAGCATTGCTAGTACCCAATGGGACATTTACGTCTGCATGGGAATTAACAGTGTGGGAAGCCGACCCGCCTTTAAACGCTAAACCCGCTGTTGCCGAAAAGGCAGAGAGGGTCTGGCCGATTGGTAATGCCCAATCGATCAAGAAACTGTAGGGCACAAGTTCCCAGGCAATCGAGAAAGGGTTTAAGAGCCCCGCTCTATTGACTGCGATAAGTGCCTCGTTCTGCACGGATCCATAAAGGATCACTTTTACAAAAGCCTCCGTCTCACCCTTTACATCGGGATGAGTGTTATAGGAGGTACTCTTGTGTGCAGTTCCAACGCCTCGGATAAGATGATCCTTCTTAAGGGGACCATCCCAAAGCTGGTTGTACAGGTTCTTTGCATCCTGCATAAGTGGTTTAATACCAAACTGGTATTCCAAGTAGCGATTAGAAATCGCCTTGATAAGACCCTTCTTCCCGGTTAAAGCCGAGTAGATGGCGGGGATGTCACGATGGCGAAAACCATTGTAAACATCAACCATGTCTTTTGCCACATTAGCAAGACCGGATGCTGTTTTATGAGCCTCTGCGAGATTCTGCCCAACTGAGGCAGACCCGTCTGTGAACGCGTTAAGAGCTTGAAGCTCTGCGAGTGCACTGAGGTCATGCTGCGTGCGTACCCAGTAAGGACCATTACGGTCCTCAGGTGTGTAGGCAAGTCCGTCAAACGGGATATTAGAAATATTTCTAACAAAATCCCCGGCTTTCAGATTAAAATAATCTATGGCCATGTAATACGTGACTTCCCCCGTACCACTGAATCTCTCGATTTCTCGATAGTATCCATTGGGACGGCGCCATCCGTTGATAAGAGGACTAGTAGCGTGACCGCTCTTGTTCCTCGTGCCAACACAAACGTTACGGAACTCAGTGCTAGTTTCTGTTGACCCGGGTGGGAACCAAGTGGGACCCGTCCGAGTCGAAGTTATAGCCTTACGTTCATAGACTACGGCCTGACCGAATTCATTGTTGAAGTCAGCCGGCATAATAGTCTCCATTTGTGAGCGTCGATACTCTAGCGTTCACAAGGAAAGACAAGCTCCCCATGTGGAGGAATCCGGTAGCAATACCGGCCGAAGCCGATTCTGTACGAAGAGTATGGATTCCTTCGGATAACTCCCCACGCG